GCGGGTCTGCTTCTCCGACACGGGCCTGCCGTCCGGCCAGATGCCGAAGATGTACCCTGTCTTCATCCGGTACGGGGTGGCAGACAGGCCTACGACGCGCAGGTTGGGGTTCTGCTCCCGCATAGCCTCGATGATGGCCTGCACCGTGGGCGTGATCCCATGACACTCGTCGACCACGACGGCGGCGAACTCCTTGCCGAAGCGGCTGATGGAGTTCTTCACGGTGCCCGGCGTCCCGAACACCACCGGGTGGCGCAGGCTCTTCTGCCCGGCGCTGGCACTGAAGATCGAGCACTTGCCCCCGGTCGCCTTGTACTTCTCGCTGTTCTGGACAACCAGTTCGGCGGACGGCGCGAGGCACAGGACGTGCTTGCCCTTCGACACGCTGTGGATGGTGGTGGCCACGGCCTCGATGATGTGGCTCTTCCCGGCCCCGGTGGCCGCCTCTATGCAGCAGGGCGACCTGTTCTTGGTGATCCAAGAGATGATGCTGTCATGCGATTGCTGCTGGTACGGTCTCAGGGTCATGTCGGATCACCTTAAATTTCTCTATCGGGAACAGGACAACCTCGTCCCTGTCGTTCACGTCCCGCACCCGGTTAAGGGTTCTCTCCTCGGCATCGAAGCGGAACGGCCTGTCCCACTCGATCTCGAAATACAACATTGCGTTTGTGAGTTCTACAACAAAGTAGAAGTTGACCGTCAGTTTTTTCGAGATGATCCGGGCGGTCCTCACCTTCTCGTAATCGAGCATGATGCTGCCCAATTCCTGCATGTACTCGTAGCTGTACTTCCCCCGTCTGGCCTTGCATTCACCAATGCCGCAAAGGACGCCATCTTTGTGCATCACGTAGTCCATCGATGCACCCTTGGGGGTCTGGATGATGTCGAACCCCATGAAGCGCCCAAACTCGACGCCGATCCGGCGCTCGTTTTCTTCATCCTTGGCACTCTGGTACATGCCCATGTCAGTCCTCGATCACTTGGCCGTCATCATCCAAGTCCCGCATGATCGCCATGACGGCATGGGGAACCCTTCTGGCGGTGCGTTCGTCCATCAGCTTGATGTGGCAGTCGTCCCGCTTCATCCGCATCTTCAGAGCCAATTGCTTGTACGCCTCTTTGCGGGTCATGTGGTGGCCCTTCCACAGGGCGTCGAAGACCGCATGGGCGGCCTTCCGGGCTTCATGCGTCCCGGCGTCGACGAGGGGCGCACCACCCCATGACCAGAGGCCGCAATGGTCGTGCCGGATGCCGTACCGCGTGTCCACGGCACGGGCGCGGCTCCCGCACCGTGGGCACGTCGGATGGTTCACCATTTCCCAGCGATGGCCTCACTGACGCGACCGGGGTTCACCTTGAACATTTCGGCAATCTGCTGCACCGACATATCCGGATTGGCCTCGCTGAGGGTGCGGATGCCGTTTGCCTTCTCATCCGTCATCTCCTCCGAAGTGATAGGGGCCTTGCGCTTGGTGTACTCCCGGCGCATCAGCTTATCGACAATGTGCACGATGGCCGAAGCTGCGCGCGGTTCCCGATCCCTGATGCTGTCGGCCACCACGAGAAGCATATCCCGGGCAGTGATGATGTCGCTCATTTTCCAATAATCCCTCTGAGAGCTTTGGCGTACCCATCACCATGATGGGTATACACCCTTCCTTTTTGCGCCGGAGCGCAGACGTAATCGCCCCGGTCGCGCCCCATCTCGTGGTCCTCGCAGAACTTGGCGCAGTACTCGACGGTGTCGCGGCGGCACTTCTCCAGCTTTCGGCGCAGATCGAGGTTGATCGCCCGCTGGCGGTCCAGCTCCTCCTGAAGGGTCATTTCAGGCTCCAGAAGGACGACGGCTTTCCGCGCCACGGTTCGAGGTTCGCGCCGGGGGCCAGAACCTTGAGGGCCTGAGCGTAGGAGATCGAGCCCTTCTTCTCGGTCTTGGTCAACCTGCGGCCACCGAAGATCGCGTTCTTCCCCTTGGCCATCTCGACCATCTTCTCCATGAGCTCCTTCTTGCGCTCCTCGGCCTTGGCGATGGCATCCACGGTCTCATTGTACTCGGCCACCATCTGCAGGGCACGCGGGGTGTCGATCACCACGCGGGGTTCCTCCAGATACTCATCAGGCTCGTCGCAGGCGGCCAGAAACTCCATGTAGAACTCGCGGAGCTTGGGCATGGTCTCGGTGATGTAGGCCGGGTCATATTCGACGACGGTCAGCTTGTGATCGTTCGGCGTCCACTGCCAGAAGTAGCACTTCGACCGCCCGGTGCAGAACATCTGGAACTGCATCTGGGCATAGTAATGCGGCTGCTCCTCGACCGTCTTGAACTGGACCGGAGCCTCGTCGTTCCGCAGGCCGAAGGGGCACTTGATCTCGGCAAGGAAGTCATCGCCGACATAGCCGTCCGGACTTGCGCCCAGCCAGTTCATCTCCGGATGCACGACGAAAGTCGCGCCCGTCACCTCCTGCCCAATCTCGGCCTCAAGGTCCTCCCGGGCCTCGGTCTCGTGCGTCACGCCCCACTGGGTGGCGATGTTGCCGTTCCACTCTCTGGGTGCCCCATGGTACTGGCGCACCATGCGGCGCATGATGTCCGCCCGGGTGGCATTGGGATCGAGGTCGAGGATCGCCCCGACCGCCGACCCGGTCACGCGACCCTTTCGGGCCTCGAACCATTCCTCGCTGCGCTGCTCCATCAGAAGAAGCTCGTGTTCTGGCTGCACTGGGACATCAGCGCGAAGCATGCGATGATCGTCAGGCAGACGATCAGGGTGCTCTTCAGGTTTTCGCTCATCGTAATGCTCATCATAAGGGGGGGAGAGGGGGCGCGAACGCCCCCTCGGGTGTCGATCAGAACGGGATTTCGTCGTCCATGTCACGGCGACCGCCGCTGCCACCACCGCCCATGCCGCCGCCGCTCGACGCGACGTGACGCTCAAGCGCGGCCTGCGCCTTGGCGATGTCTTCGGCAGACGTCTGGGGCGCGCTCTTGGGGGCCACAGCGCCGATCCAGTTGCCGCGCGCCATGTCGCCAGTGGCGCGGTCGCGCATCTCCCAGACCATCACCTTCACGACCATCGGCTTGTTGGTCAGGCACGACGTCAGGCTCTCGTCGGTCGGTGCCACGCCCTTGGCCAGCAGCTTGCCGCCACAGTTCGTGTCGATAGCGCCCAGCATCTTCTTGGCCTTGTCGCGCTTCGCATCGACCTTGTCGGCCTTGGCGCGGGGATCGGCGTCGGTCACCCAGAGCTTCTGGAAGACCTTCCGGTTCTTGTAGTCATCCGGGGCCAGAACGGTCCAGCGGAGCGAGATGAAGCGGTTGCCATCCTGATCCTTGTCCCACTTGGCCTCGTCGATGGCGGCCAGCACGGAGGTCTCGCCGGGGATCGGCAGGAGGTTGCCGCCACCAGCATCGAATTCGCCGGACCCGGCGGTTTCCTTGATGTCTTCGCCGTCAGACAGGTTCCAAAAATCGCTCATTTCCCAGCTTCCTTCTTCGCGGGCTTCATCATGTAGGGGGCGAAGGGATTTTCGCCCAGCTTGACTTCCAGAGGCTCACTGATGCCGAAGCGGTTCTTCGACACGTTGGCAGCCATGGCGTGCACGACCAGCTGGCGGTCGCCAGTCGAGATCGCCTTCTTGAGGTCACCGTCGCCAGTGACGAACGTCTCCAGCCGGAGGAAACCGACCGCGTCCACGTTGTCGACGTACGGCTGGGTCGATTTCTCGGCCATCCGCATCGCATACTTCGTGTAGGGGTTGGCGTCCGGCGGCTCGATCCGCACGGTCTCCGCGTGGGCCACGAACACGATGTTCATGCCCCGATCCATCATCAGCCCGCAGGCCTTGCGGACCCGGCGGTGCTGGCTGGCAACCATGTCGCGCCCTGCGCCAAAGCCGCCATGGGCTTGGTTCAGGCTCTTTGCACCCTTGGGGTCGGTATCGAGCACCCAGTCGGTGAACAGGCTGTCCAGCGTGGTGACGGTGTCGATCACGCAGGTCTGGTAGGAGTGATCCTCCTTGACCAGCGCAATCAGCTGCGGCCACAGGTCATCCGCGTTCTTCAAAACCGGGAATGCATCAGGCCGGACGTCCGCAGGCACCGCCTGCAGGCCGTCTTCGGAACGGATGAAAATCGGTTTGGGGAAGGTTGCCGCGAGGCTGGTTTTGCCAAGGCCCGCATCGCCAATGATCGTGACGGCGATGGGCCTGTCGGTAGGTTTGGTGACAGTATCGAGAATACTCATCTTCGCTCCTCTGCTTCTTCTCAACAGCATTGACGTTACGGGGGCGATGTGAGAATGTCAACACATCAAACGTGACCAAGAGGACAACGATAATGTCGCAAAACACCGCAGGCACCATCCGCGAGGCCGAGGCTGTGCTCCAGAAAGCAATCGACGGAGAGCTCGTTCGCATCCGCGAGGCGCTGAGTGATCGCAATCTGGCGAAGGTGGCGCAGACGACGGGCCTGCACGAAAACACCGTCCGGAATATCGCGAAGAACCGGGGCGGCGTGCCCACCACGGAGACCATCGAGAAGCTGTCTCAGTACCTGTTCTCGCAGAACGCCTGACACAGCCATGAATTACAGAGATTTCTGGGAAGCCGGACACGGTGTGTTCGGCCTGTACGGTCGTGGCCCTGACGGAAAGTGCCAGTGCGGCAACCCGCACTGCCCTGAGAAGTCCCTTTTCAAGCATCCCCGGGTCTCGAACTGGCAGCACACGCCCCACTGGTCGGAAGAACAGCTGGAGACCATGGAAGCCATGGGGCAGTTCGCCACGGGCTATGGCGTCCTGCTGCGCGGGTTTCTGGTCATCGACGTCGACGCGCGGAACGGCGGCCTGTTCAGCCTCGAAAAGCTGCTGGAAGACTACCCGGAGATCGCGGCAGCCGGGCTGATCGTCAACACCGGGTCCGGCGGCGGATCGCGGCACTACTTCTTCAAGGTGCCAGAGGGCATGGCGCTGCTGATCAAGCTGGAGAAGTACCCCGGCATCGACTTCAAGTCCGGCGCTGCCTTCGTGGTGGGCCCCGGCTCCATGCATGCCAGCGGCAACACCTACGAGATCGCCATCGGCTCCCCGGAAGACATCGATGACGCCCCAGCCGCCCTGATCGAGGCGCTGCGTGTGCCCGAGAAGCACCGGGCCGACATCGGCGGCCAGACGGTCGACGTGTCCCACGGCGATCTGGCCGACATGCTGGCCTACATCCCGAACGACGATCTGGACTACGACCAGTGGATCAAGGTTGGCATGGCGCTGCACCATGCATCTGGCGGGTCCGCCTATGCGATCTGGGACGCGTGGTCGCAGAAGTCGAAGAAGTACGACGAGACCTCGATGCCGTACAAGTGGCACAGCTTCGGTCGGTCGGCCAACCCGGTCACCCTCGGCACGCTGGCCCACTATGCCGAGCAGGGCGGCTGGACCCAGCCCGTGACATTCACCCCTGACGTCGAGTTCGATTTTACACCGTACGAAGCAAAGGACAGCATCGACATCGACACATCCGGCGTGGACCTGCTGAGGCCGCCGGGGCTTGCCGGGCAGATTGCGGCGTGGGTCGAGAGCCGAACGCGCCGGAAGCGGGAACAGCTGGCCTCCATGGCGGCCATCGCGATCATCGGGAATGTCTGCGGCCTGCGCTACATCGATGACCTTGATCGATCCACCACCAACCTCTTCATCTTCAACGTCGCGGGCTCAGGCACAGGCAAGGAAGCGGTGCAGGACTGCATCAGGGAGGTCATGGTGTTCTGCGGCATGGCCGAGGCTGTGCATGGCACCATCAAGTCCGAGCAGGAGGTCATGCGGAACCTGCTGCGGCACCAGCCCGCGTTCTTCCTGATCGACGAGATCGGCTTCCTCCTCCAGAAGATCAAGTCAGCCCAGAAGCGCGGCGGCGCGACGTACCTTGAAGGCGTGATCGGCATCCTGATGTCGGCATACTCCAAGGCGGACGGCAGCCTGATCCTGAGCGGGGACGCCAAGGACGAGATCAAGGC